ATTAAGCCAGGTACAGAGTACATTGGCATTGGTCGTGCTTTTTTACAATCAAAAAAGCTATCAAAAATAAATTGTTGTCCATTGGCTGCCGATCCCACCGCTACTACTCGACTCACTGGTGGTGTGTCTTGTATAAACGTTGTGTTCAACGTAGGTGTAGTAGTGAAGTTTTGGGCAAGATGCCAGGCATCAATAGTTCCAGCAGCAGTAGAACGGAACAGACTTGAAATGCGGCTAGGATAGTATCGGTATTCTGCCCAGCGTTCTTGATAGCCAAATACATCATTGTCCCCAGAATTACCTGTAACATAAATTTCCTTATTGAGTACGGCTTGTTCGCCTAAGGTTGCAAATGCTGGGAAATAGAAATCGTAACGTGTTGAACGACTCCACATACGAGCAAGACCTTGCTGGTATGTAAGATCGGCACGTACTGATACTAGTCCAATAATTACGCCATGTTCAGTACTCGAGTAAGTAAAGCCATGGTTATGAGCCAAGGCAGTACCCATAGCAGCAAGTGTGCCCATAGGGGTAGTAGTTCCACTAGCATTAGTACCCGACGTTTGAGCGATCGGATTAATATTAATAGCGGTTGATCCACCCCCGATGTACTCGGGACGCTGTAAGCGAGCATCAGGAGAAATAACACCAAAATGTGACCTAATAATTTCAGTATAACGAGTACCTCCGCGTGCATCACGCTCCAGCAATTTCTGGATTTGAAAGGATTGACGTAATTGATTAATTGTTGCGGAAGTCGCAGCAGATAAGTCAGCATATAGTCCTGAATTAGAAAAACGTAATGGTCGTTGTGCGTTTGGATTAACTGATAATCCTAAACGTTGATTTAACGCACCAGCTGGTTCACCATAAAATGGTAACGCAGTTGGGTCGTTATCAGTTTTATAAGAAATATTTGTATTATCTGAATATACAGGTGCTGACGTACCTAATGGTAACGTTACAGAAGTACCCTTTTGTGGCCAAGGCAATGAAGATGTGAAATAATCTTTGCGCTTACCACGTCTGAGTAAAGTATAGTCGCTGACAGTATCAGGGCCATCGCCATGATCAACAACAACAGAATTTTGTAGATTTTCATCTCTAAACCATTCGTTATAAATAAGATTGTAAGCACGTGGCCAAAATGCACAGTGACTTACAGTTTGTCCGGCTGCAACTTGTCCTACAGTGGGTAAACCCATATAATCTTGTAGCGAGCCTATAGCGTATCCACCAGCTGGTGATACTTGTTGAGGTACAACATAAGAAATCGAACTATTTGGGTTCGCTTGTTGACCCATAAATTTTTGCCAATTGTTCCAAATCAATCGATTTGGTACAAAGAAAAAGAATGAATCTAAATGCATGTTATCCATAATTGGATATAACGGTGTCGCCAAACGTGCAAATGCCGTCATATTCAGGCGAAATGTATCGCCTGGGAGCATTTCATCGACATATACGGGTACTAAATACCCAGCATCAAATGTAGTTTTATGAGTAGACTGACAATCAAATGAAGACCGAGGTATATCGGCCTTAGGAATCATAGTAAATTGATGTACATCAACTGATTGATTGCGATGCATATTTAAGCTCCTTGGCATTATTCCGACCCAAAGATAATACCTTTGAGTCGGTTTATTTTAAATCATTCCTTAGGTATTTTTACCTGTTTTCCTAAGGATAGTAGTTTTGGTTGGTCGTGTAAAGCAAATAACCCAGAATTATCATCAAATTCACCAAGTTCATATAAATCAAAGTCATCTGGGTGGTTATACAGTTGATTATCGGCATCAGCACGATTAACTTCATCGCTAAAGCTCCTTATTGCTACGCCAACTGATGGAACAAACATTGGTCGACCATAAGCATCAGCTGCTCGGTCTTTTACTGAACATAGTACTAGTTTCATGAGGAATATCCTTAAGTGAGGTTACGTTTAAGTTTTTGAAGTTTTGCCTGAGTTACTTGTTCTTTTACAAGTAATCTTTCAGGCGTATTATCTTCGTAGTTTAGTTTAGCAGACTTTTCTCGGAAGTAAAGTAGTTCGTCAAACTCATAAGGATTGTCTATTTTATAATTTTTATCATAATATTTGGGAGGTTTGACTTTTTTTCCACGAATTACAACGTAATCGTGAGGATACACATCGGAAGTGTATTTTTTATACCAAGAGTAACCTATTCCAGGCTTAAGGCTCATTTTCGTAAACTCGGGTTTACGAGTAGTGATTTCCCCTGATTCAGGGTCAATTTCTGTGTAATGTTCTTGAGCGTTTTTTCCAGTAACCTTTTTCATAATGTATCGAGCCACGTAGGCTGCGGATTCGAAAGTAACATCTCCAATGGAGGAATAACCAAATGGCCAGAGTAATTCAAGGTCTTTGGATCGATATAAGAGACTATTAGCGGAAGTCCGTTTCCATAATTTCTTATCATCGAAATCGAGTCCGAAGATACAGGCGTGCCAATGCGGACGGCCAAAGTTTTCACCATATTCTCCAGCCATGTAATAACGTATTCTTCGTCCAGGATACCGTTTTCGTAATCTTTTAATAAAGAGCTGAAAGTCTCTATAGTGTAGTGATCTATCGCTTGGGAGATGGTTATCGTCATATGTGAGGGTGATAAAGCAGTTTTGTTCATGCATTTGAGATTCGTGCATGCATCGAATTGCCCACTGACGTGAGCGTTCTAGCCTGCAGCCAACACATTGGCCGCAGGGTAAGTTTAAAGAGCGTGATATATCGTGTCTTTTCAGTTCCGAAAAGACTATTGATCCATCAGTGCATTGATAAGCACTTATTGGGTGATAACAAGGCATGTGAGGTGCCTGGGGGCTTTTTTAGAGCCTCCAGCCTCCACGTTGTGGAGATTTTGCCATGTTTGGTGATTTAGTACGTCTAGCGTTCTTTCTAAAAGAACGAGCTGATCTACGTTTGTTAACTGGTTTTCTATACATCATTTTTATAGCTCCTTTTAATGCATTTTTGGTGGTTTGGTGTCACCTAGCACAGTTACATCAAGTAAGTAACTGTGCTATGGCCTATTCGGCCACCTTTTCAGGGGTGTTTGTAAGCGTTTCTACGACTTCGGCAACGCTTTTTTCGACCAATCCGAGTTCCTCGGCTTCTGGTCGATTTTTTTCGTTCTCAAGGAACTCAATAAGATTTGCAGGATCGTTATCGAATCTAGCTCTAATTTGGGCTGGCAAAGCCTCAAATTCGTCTTGAGCAGCGATAACTCTATTTAATGCGGTATGGTAGTCACCAATACCGGTGAAATCGCCATAACGTGGCGATAGTGGTTGTTCAGGCAATAAGCCTGTAACGTTAAATTGACGAAGGATATTATTAATATCACATTCGTCTTTGAAATGCTGCTGAGCCAGAGAAGGCTCCTCACAAGCCAACCCTGACTCATTAGTTGCAGCATCTCTATCATAGTTATAAGGTGTACGTAAAAATACGGCGTTTTTACTCATTTTTTACCTCCAGTAAATTGTTGATATTTTTGTTTAGCCCAGTCTTTACCAGACTTGTAAGTTTTTTCAATTGTTGAATCAATTGCTTGTTTACCTTTACTAAACATACGTTTAGTGTCCCGATACCAAAATGGATCGGGTGACGGTGCAATATTTTCTTGCACATTTTTGGTTTGAGCAGATGTTAAGCGTTCACTTGCTTTAAGTGAAGCTATTTCTTGGGTAATCTTTAACAACGCTTCTTCTAAATTGCGTTGTTGTTGTTGATTAAGTTTAGTATTTTCCAAGGTATAACCTATATCGGCAGCAGTTTTAATTGTGTCTGCCTCGGTTTTTATAGTTTGTGCGGTAGTACCTTTAGTAGTTGCATCTTTTAAGTCTAAGTCGGCATTATTCATAGCCATAGCTTGATAGCCTTGCAAGGCTGAACCAATAGCATTACCGACTTTAGCAGTGGACACCTGCCCCATAGCACCAGTTGGGGTACCCGCTCCACCTTGTGTATATGCAAGCATGGGGTTTAACCCGGCTTTTTTCATATCTTCTACAGCAGTTTGATATTGGGTTTCCCGCATACGCTCTTGAAAACCCATTTGGGTATTGGCTTGTTGTGCGCTGGCAAGATTTGCCGCTTGAGCAATATCCCAATTTTTTTGGTTGGTTTGTTGCTGGCCTAAAAAGCCCAGCACTCCACCAACAGCACCAGCTAATCCGCCAAACATATTAGAAATGATCGATTAAGCCAGGTACAGAGTACATTGGCATTGGTCGTGCTTTTTTACAGTCAAAAAAGCTATCAAAAATAAATTGTTGGCCGTTTGCGGCTGACCCAACGGCTAAAACTCGACTCACTGGTGGTGTGTCTTGTATAAACGTTGTATTCAACGTAGGGGTAGTAGTGAATTTTTGGGCAAGATGCCAGGCATCAATAGTTCCAGCAGCAGTAGAACGGAACAAACTTGAAATGCGGCTAGGATAATATCGGTATTCTGCCCAGCGTTCTTGATAGCCAAATACATTATCGTCCCCAGAAGTACCTGTAACATAAATTTCCTTGTTTAATACAGTTTGTTCACCTAACGTAGCGAACGCTGGGAAATAGAAATCATATCTTGTTGAGCGACTCCACATACGAGCAAGACCTTGCTGATATGTAAGATCGGCACGTACTGACACTAATCCAATAATTACACCGTGTTCAGTAGACGAGTAAGTAAAGCCATGGTTATGAGCCAAGGCAGTACCCATAGAAGCAAGTGTGCCCAGAGGGGTAGTAGTTCCACTAGCATTAGTACCCGACGTTTGAGCGATCGGATTAATATTAATATTGGTTGATCCACCCCCGATGTACTCGGGACGCTGTAAGCGAGCATCAGGAGAAACAACACCAAAATGTGACCTAATAATTTCAGTATAACGAGTGCCTCCGCGTGCATCACGCTCAAGCAGTTTTTGAATTTGAAACGATTGACGCAATTGGTTAATCGTTGCAGATGTTGCAGCAGATAAGTCAGCATATAGGCCACCATTAGGGTCTAGTGAGAGAAATACAGACGTTTCATTTAAACCGGCCTGAGTTCCAGTACCGGGTTTTAAATTGTTAGAATTACTTTGTAAAGTATTAGATGATTCATTGTAAGCAAGCCAACGACTTGCATTACTGGTTCGCAAAATAGGTGCAGTTGAGCCTAACGGCAATGTTACAGAAGCACCTTTTTGTGGCCATGGAAGGGCAGAAGTAAAGTAATCTTTTCGTTTTCCACGTCGTAATATAGTGTAGTTAGTAACAGTATCAGGGCCGTCGCCAGTATCAACGACAACAGAATTTTGTAAATTTTCATCTCTAAACCATTCGTTATAAATAAGGTTATAAGCACGTGGCCAAAAAGCGCAATGAGATACAGTTTGTCCGGCAGTTACTTGGCCAACAGTTGGTAGGCCCATATAATCTTGAAGTGATCCAATAGCATAACCGCCAGCAGGGCTTACTTGTTGGGGTACAACATAAGAAATCGAATCATTAGGATTCGTTTGTTGACCCATAAATTTTTGCCAATTGTCCCATACAAGTCGATTAGGGACAAAGAAGAAAAATGAATCAAGATGTAAGTTATCCATCACTGGATAAAGAGGTGTAGCCAAACGGGCAAAAGCAGTCATATTTAGGCGAAATGTATCGCCTGGGAGCATTTCATCTACATATATTGGTACTAAATAACCAGCATCGAAAGTTGTTTTATGTGTTGATTGGCAAGTAAATGAACTCCTAGGTATATCAGCCTTAGGAATCATTGTAAATTGATGTGTATCAACTGATTGGTTACGATGCATTTTATTAAGCTCCCGTGTATGTTCCGACCCAAAGATAAAACCTTTGAGTCGGCTTGTTTAAAGTCATTCCTTAGGTATTTTGACCTGTTTTCCTAAGGATATTAGTTTTGGTTGATCATGTAAAGCAAATAATCCAGTATTGTCATCAAATTCCCCGAATTCATATAAATCAAAGTCATCGGGGTGATTATTTAGTTGATTTTCAGGGTCGTTGCGATTTACCTCGTCGCTGAAGCTACGAATAGCAACTCCAACAGATGGAACAAACATTGGACGACCATAAGCATCAGCTGCACGGTCTTTAACAGAACATAGTACTAGTTTCATGAGGAATATCCTTAAGTGAGGTTACGTTTAAGTTTTTGAAGTTTTGCCTGAGTTACTTGTTCTTTAATAAGTAAACGTTCAGGCGTATTATCTTCAAAGTTTAGTTTAGCAGACTTTTCTCGGAAGTAAAGTAGTTCGTCAAACTCGTATGGATTGTCAATTTTATAATTTTTGTCATAGTATTTAGGAGGTTTGACTTTTTTTCCACGAATTACCACGTAATCGTGAGGATACACATCGGAAGTGTATTTTTTATACCATGAGTAACCTATACC